TCCACCGGCGCGGCCAACGCCAAAGAGCTTTACTTCAGCCGTCTCGATTCCGGCTACAAAGTGGGCACGGCCGGCAGTAAGAGCGTCGGCCGTTCCTCGACGATCCAGTTATTCCACGGATCCGAGGTGGCGTTCTGGCCCTACGCCGAGACGCACGCGGCCGGCATCCTGCAGGCGGTTCCGGACGGTCCGGGCACCGAGATCATCCTGGAAAGCACTGCCAACGGGGTCGGCAACTTCTTCCATCGCAAGTGGCGCGAGGCCGAGAGCGGCATCGGCGATTTCATCACCATCTTCGTGCCCTGGTTCTGGCAGCCGGAATATCGTCGGTCGGTCCCTGCCGGCTTCGGCATGGACTCCGAAGAACGAGACTATGCGGCGCTCTATGGTCTCGATGCGGAGCAGATCGCCTGGCGCCGCAACAAGATTGCCGAACTCCACGATGCGTTCCTGTTCCGCCAGGAATATCCCGCAACGGCGGCGGAAGCGTTCCAGACGAGCGGTGCGGAGAGCTTCATTCCGCCGGCGCTCATCGAGCGCGCGCGCAAATGCGACGCCCCGGAATCCGGGCCGCTCGTCATCGGCTTCGATCCGGCATGGACCGGCGGCGACCGTCACGCCATGGCGTGGAGGGCCGGACGTCGCGTGCGCAAGCTCGAGGCGCGCCTGAACCTCGATACGATGCAGGCGGCCGGCTGGGCCAAGCAGGTAATCGACCACGATGCGCCGAGGCGGATGTTCATCGACGTGGGCGGAGTCGGTGCCGGCGTTTACGACCGCCTGCGCGAGATGGGCTACGGCGCGATCGTCACCGCGGTGAATTTCGGCTCCGCTCCCTTCGAACCCGCGCGTCTCGAAGGAGGCGGGCCGCTCAACCGCCGTGCCGAGATGTGGATGAAGTCCAAGGAGTGGCTCGAGGACCCTGCCGGGGCCTCGATCCCCGACGACGACGCGCTGCAGGCGGACGCCTGCGGTCCTTCCTACCACTATGACTCCAACACGCGGCTCGTGCTCGAGAAGAAAGACGACATGCGCCGACGTGGCCTGCCGAGTCCGGATCTGTGGGACGCGGTGGCGCTCACGTTTGCCGAACCGGTCGCCAACTCGAACTTCTACCGAGAACTCATCTATCCGAAATGGGGGATTGCCTGATGATGTGGATTGCGATGCGACATGCGGCGATGGCACGTCACATGTGGCTATGGAACGCCTGCGGGCGCAATCCCTACACGCTGCCGCTGCACGTCGGGATGGTGAGGGCGTTCTATGGCTTTTGAGAGCGGATGACTTAATTGCGCGCTCACCAGCCAACACGGTTCATCTCATGTCTCGCATGTCCCTGACCGACCTCAAGGCGCTGCTGCAGGCGGAAAAGCACGACGCGCTCGGCGTGAACACGTCGACGCTGTCCGCCGAGCGAACGCTCGCGCTCGATTACTATTACGGCAACATGGAAGCCGACATGCCGAGCGTGGAGGGGCGCTCCTCCGCCGTGTCAACGGATGTTGCCGATACGATCGAGGGCCTGATGCCGGCATTGATGGAAATTTTCGCCGCCACCGAGGAGGCGGTACGGTTCAATCCGGTCGGCCCGGAGGACGAGGAGGCAGCCGAGCAGGAAACCGATTACGTCAACCATGTCTTCATGCAGCGAAACCCCGGCTTTCTCGTCCTCTACACCTTCATCAAGGACGCGCTGTTGTCGAAAGTCGGCGTCGTCAAGGTGTTCTGGGAGGAGAGCGAGCGCTATGAGAACGAAACATATCTCGAGCAGCCGGACGATGTATTCGCCTTGTTGGCGACGGCACCCGACGTCGAGATCATCGCCCATTCCGAGCGCGTGGACGGCGGCGGCGAGCAGGTGCACGACGTCACGCTGCGGCAGCGCCGGCGCGATGGCTGCGCCAAAGTCGTGCCCGTTCCGCCGGAGGAATTCGGCATCAGCTCACGCGCGCGCTCGATCGCCGACACACGCTATTGCTACCACGAGGTTCAGAAGAGCGAATCCGACCTGATCGCCCAGGGCTATGACGCAGCCCAGGTGAAGGCGCTGCCCGGCTGGACCGATGGAGCGACGGCCGAGACGCACGCGCGCGATACCGTCGAAACCGGCATGCGCAGCCAAGCCGCCGCCGAAGCGCTCAACAGGGCGATGCGGCCGATCAAGGTGACCGAGCACTACATCCGCATGGATTACGACGGTTCCGGCACGGCGCATCTCTATCGCGTCACCACCGGAGGCGACGACAGCGAGGTGTTGTGCCGAGCCGGAGAACCCGACGTGGTGGCCGTCGACGTCATGCCGTTCGCCGCCATGACGCCGGTGATCATTACGCATCGGTTCTTTGGCCGCTCGATCGCCGATCTCGTCATCGACATCCAGCGGATCAAGACGGCACTCCTGCGTTCCCTCCTGGACAATGCCTATCTCGCCAACAACCAGCGGGTCGCGATTGTAGAGGCGTTCTCGAGTGATCGCACGGTCGATGACCTTCTGGTGTCGCGGCCGGGCGGCGTGGTGCGCACCCGCGCGCCCGGCGCCATCGAGCCCATTCCCAACCAGCCGCTCGGGCCATTCGTGTTTCCGCTCATCCAGTATGTGGATTCGACGCGCGAATGGCGCACCGGGGTGACCCGGCAGGGGCAGGGCATCGATGCCGACGCATTGGCGAACCAATCGGCCACTGCCGTCAACCAGGCCTTTACGGCGGCCCAGGCCAAGATGAAGCTGATCGCGCGCATCTTCGCCGAAACCGGAATGCGTGACATGTTCGCGCTCCTCCACGGCGTGATCCGCAAGAATGATCGCAAGGCCAATACGGTCCGGCTGCGCAACCGATGGGTCACGGTCGACCCGCGCAATTGGAAGACGCGCGACGACATGACCATCCAGGTCGGGCTCGGAACCGGATCGAAGGAGGCGCAGATCGCCCACCTGATGGCGGTGCTCGGCATCCAGAAGGAGGCGCTTGCGCTGCCGCAGCTCGGCCTCGTGACGCCGAAGAACATCTACAACACGCTGCGCAAGCTCGTTGAGAAGATCGACCTGAAATCCGTCGAGCCCTACTTCACCGATCCCGAGCTTGTTGTGGGGCAGGGGGCGCCGCCGCCCGATCCGAAACTCGTCCGCGCGCAGGGCGAGCTGCAATTGCGCGCTCAGCAGACACAAGCCGATATCGTCACGAAAGCGCAAAAGCTTGCCGCGGACGCTTCCCTGAAGGCACGCCAGCAGGATATCGAAGCCGGCCTCGAGCGCGAGCGCATGATGCTCGACGCGCATACCCGCCTGCATGAGACCGCCGCCGGCAGGCCGGACCGGCCAACGATCCGGCCGATTACCCTCGGCGGCGAGACCGGCTGAGCCGAGACGCCCAAATGGTACGAGGCCTGCAGCGTGCGAGGAAATCTACGCCGCGCGATCCCTGCGCAATGGCGGGCAAGGCCCGCCGAAGCCTTGGCGATGGCGGTTCACACCTTGATGTTCAGCTTCGATCCGGCGGCGGCGTCCTTTTCCAGCTGATCCTTGATCGCCTGGATTTGGGCGTTGACCCGCTTCTTTGCCCGTTGCGTAGCGAGCATCGCCATCCCGGTCGTAAAATCTTGCGAGGTGGACGCAAAGATTCCGGCGATCGCCCGGCCCTGATTGAGCAGCTCCTGGACGCTTGGGCCCAGCGACTTGCTCTTCGACGCCTGCAGCGCCGAGCTCCAGGCGCTGGAGAACCACAGCGCCGCGCCTGGGATATTGACAGTCGCCATCTTTGGGCCTCCGGCCCGAACCAGGAATCGACAGGCTCGGAATAGCCGAAAGTCGTTAACAACTCTTAGGAGATTTCAGGAAAATCCCCATGACCGACGTGACCCCGCGCGAACGGCTCAATCGGGCGGCCGAGCTCCTCGGCATTTCCGAGCGTCTGGCCCACGAATGCGGCCAGGCGCAATGGACCGATCTTCTGACCAAGATCATCGCCACACTGGCCGAACGAACGACCGCTCTTCAGCGGCGCGATGCCGTGATCCGCCGCCGGGCGCTGCTCGACCAGGCATTCGTCCCGCTGCCTTCACCCCCTCCCGGGGTGACGTCGATCGATCCCGCATCCTTGGAAACCCAATCATGCCCGATGAAATCGCCCTGACCGCCGACGCCGCGCGCGGTCTCCATGCCGGGCGGCTGCTCGAAGATGAGCTTCTGGCCGCAGCCTTCAACACCCTTGAAGCCGACTACATCGCCGCGTGGAAAACGACCGCTTCCCGTGACACCGATGCGCGCGAGCGGCTTTGGCAGGCGCTGCAGGTCGTCGGCCTGGTCAGGTCGCACCTCGCCGCCATCGTCGCCGGCGGCAAGCTCGCCCAGCGCGAGCTTGACGACATCGCCAGACTGTCGCCGGCGCGCACAATTGCCGGCGTGCGCTGACGCGATGCATGGCTCGCTTCGCCGTGCCGCTTGGCAGCATCGAGAGATCTCTACACTTCGAATTGCTTTCTCGGCAAACCTTATTCGCATCAGGAATGGTGCGGCTTTTCCCTAATTGTCATTCCCGTTTGCGGTAAAACAGCGCCGATTTGCATCGCGCGAGATAGCCTCGGCTTCATACCTGCGGGCCCATACTGCCGGGCAGGAAGTGACGAAGGGCGGAGGCTCTCATGACCAAGATCATGCTGCTGATAGGGTGTCTTTCGAGTTTCGTTCTGTTCGAGCCGGACCTGGCCATTCGCCAGCTCGGTCCGCAGGCATCCTGGCTCGGTTGGAAGATCAGCTCGGCGCTGCCGGCGATCGGCGTCTTCGGCCGCCGCTGATCGTTATACTTCTCCCGCCGAGGCGGCGTACTCCTCTCGCCACAAGGGAGAAGGGTGGGGAAGGGGATCGGGCAAAGGGCGGACGAGGAAAGCCTCGTCCGCCCTTTTGTCGTCACAGGACAGTCGGTTGCCTGTCGCTCAGTCCTCCGCCTCCTCGCGGCCGTTGCGCAGCTT